TGTAAATAAATACGGGTGCCCACGGAAACATCGGCAGGTCCAGGTAATGCCTGGATGAATTCAGCACCAGAGCGTTCGTAACGGTATCTGGCCTGGAACGGATCCTTGTAGTTTGGAACGTAAAGGATGCCGGCTAAACGGTTTGTTTCGTAGAGATAAATCTCATCCCAAACCTTTAAGGCTTCTTTAGCGTTGCTGGATCTAATGGTACGATCAACGTCGCCAGCAATGCTTTCGAGACGCGTAGAAGGAGAAGTAGCAACTTCAGTTTTCTTTTCAGCTGTGTCACAACGACCCAACTGAATAGCGAGCTTGTCGTAGAAGTACGAATCCGGCACGGTGTTCATTGCTTCTTCCAGGCGGGCGTAATCGCCAGCCGGAACGGAAACAGTAAAGTAACCGAGGTGGTAACGAACTCTACTTTTGTCGTAGTCGCTTAACTGCACTTCTACGTGTCGTTGTCTTTCAATTATAAAAGCAAGTAATCAACCAAACAGGCCATTGAGATAATCTGATGTGGCGCTGGATTGACCCATAAGTAATGGATCGTTTGTTCTGTAGGAATCCAGGAATCCCATGGGGTTGAGTGCTTGTGAAATTAAACCTCCAACCAACTGCTCTTTGAGTGTGTCTTGTATTGTTTTCTTGGGTTTTTCTGGTTCTTTACCCTGCAACTGAGCGCCGTACATAAATGCTTTAATGATGTCATCAGCTCGAGAATCTGTGCCCCCTTGCGGTTGAGTCGGTGCTGCAGTTGGTGCAGTTGATGCAATAGCCCCGGCTTTGCCAAGGGATTTCATGTGTCCGAAACCAAGTTCGTATTTGTTATCTCCTGTGGTAAATGCTGCCAGGTTGCCGTAACCACCTTGATTAGCAAGGGGTTTGTATGTACCAGAGCCTTCAAAATAAACCGGAGTTCCTTCTGGAAGAGCCCAATCTTCCCCCCGGTGAAACGAACTGGCCCCCTTGGTTGGGGCACTGCGCGGACCATACTTGGAAGTCAGGCTGATCCCAGCTTGTGGATTGAAATCATATTTGCCTTCTTTGTTTTTAATCAGTGCTGGGACTCTTTGCTCGCCAATGCGAACACCAGCCAAAGCAGAACGAATAGTAGAGGGATCAATATATTGTCCTGTCGAAAGATCTTTAACATAAACATGCTTATGGGGGCCGGTTGATACTCCGGTAGAACCCACCTGTCCTAAGTATGTTATGCCTGCCATGGTATCGTTTTATTCTTCATTGTAAGATTAAAAAACCCCTGGTTTCCCAGGGGCTTGGTGGAGATAGTTATACGCGAATTAAATCAGCAGCAAGTACGGACTCCCAATCAACACGCTTGATTTGCTTCAGCTGTTCAAGATTATTGAATCTTTCACCCGACAGAGACATCTGAAGGTCTTTAATCTCGCGTGCTGTTTTAAGGCCAATTCCCTTAATGTGATCCGCAAGCATTTGTGCGGTAGCGGAATTGACATTTAAACGGTGATCAGGGGGAAAATCCCGTGGGTCCTCTTTGGCTGCTTTATCTTTGACTTGAAGAGTTTTTACCTTTTTGGTAGCCTCTTCATCTGGGATAAGTTCAGAGTTGTAAGCGGTGTAAAGGCGACCGTCCTGATCTTCGACCATGAACCAATCGCCATTATCAAACTCACTGACAACTTTGACGCGAGCGCCAGTTTTTTTGTGCTGGTAAAGCATAAGGACCAGATGTTAATTCTGGTCCTAGTTTAGCTTATTCAGCTAACAGTGCGGCCAAGCAGGTAAGCTTCGATGTCTTCGTAGCCAGGGGCAGTGTCAGGCTGGACGTAGCAGGTTTCCACAACCAGGTAACCAACACGACCGGCGGCGGCGTCACCGCTGGAGATGTAGAAACCACCGGAAGTTGTGGTGGAGTTTGCAGTTTCCTTAGCAAACACACGCATCGTGGTCGAGGCAGTAACCTGGTAGTTGACCACAGAACCAGAGACACCAGCGGCGCCACTAGCGGTCAGGAAGGCGTTGGTGCCATAACCGGCAGTGCCGCCAGCGAAGTAGATTTCGCCAGCTTGGAGGCCGGAAACAGTGGAAGTCAGGTTGGCTTGAATCACGCCTTCACCCACGCCAGAAGCGGCAACAGGTGAACCGCCGTTGCTGCGACCGAACGAAATGACGTTACCGGTAGCGGCATACACACCAGAGGCAACACGGCCATCACCCCAACCAGAGGCAACCGAAATTGCGGTGCGGTACACGTAAGCAGGCAGTGTGCTGCTACCAGAGATCACCATGCCCGTGATGTCGGGACGAGTGTCATCCTGGCGATAGGGCGAGGGAACGATCACAGCAGCGGAGTTGACGCTACCAGCACCAGAGGTGGTTGTCACTGCGACATAGCCACGCTGCTGGAAATAACGGTAACCAGGCAGAGCAAGGACTGAGGTGGGGCCACCAAGGGAGCTGTCAAGAGCGCTACCGCCTTCGACAACAGAGTCAATGTTCTTGTACCAGCCGTTCAGGGGTTCTGCCCAGTTGCCTGGGAAGATTTTTTTAGCGGACAAATAGGTCATTTATTTTTCCTTTTGTTAGTTGTTTACGTTATTGATCAGATGTTACCGTCATCTTGCACGAAGCTGAACGCGGTGGTCACGAAGTCCTTGTTCAGGATTTCAAAACCGGCGTACAGTTGCCAAATAAGAATGATGAAACGGCTGAAGTCGTCGTTGTTGTTGATCAGAACTTGAGCGTTCGGACCACCGATACCAACGCCAATCGCTTGAGGACCGAAGAAGTAACCTTGAGCGGCTTCTTTCACGGCATAGCTAGAACCACCGTCAAAGGAAGTGTTGATACTCTTGATCGGGAAGTTGGTGGATTCGAAGAACTTAACGCCTTCAAACTGCACACCAGTAGGCATAACAGGTTCGCCAGCCAGGAAGTAGGCTTGACCGGCCTGGGGGCCTTGGTAGAAGCTGGCGTTGTTAGGCAGCATGGGGTTGCCCATGTACATGCCTTGACCAGGATTACCAGCGTAACGGGCGATCTCACGGAAGTCAGGGTCACGACGCAGGTGCATCATGAACGTGGGATCGCAAATACAACGATACAGACCATCGGCATAGGTCGGAACGTTGCGCTTGCGCAGGTCCTTAACAACGGTCAGCAGGTCGGTACGCACCTGGAACTGCTGCAGGTCAGCGGTGTATTCAGTACCAGTGTAGGAAATACGACCGGAAGAATCCTTGACCTTGTTGCCAGCGAAGTAGTAACCGCCTTGAGTTGTAGAGGCTGCACCGTTGGCTTCAGCTTTGGCGAGTTCATCAATGAACACGCGGTCACGCCACCGGCGATAGTCGTCAAGCAGCGTCAGGCTACCGATCGACTGGTGGAACATATTCAAGTTGCCGGTATCCAACAGCATGCGCTGAGCGGTAACCAGTGTTTCGCGAGCAATCTTGAATGTGCTGGGCTGAGTCGGGTCGCCCGGATCCGCAGGACCGGTGTACTCCTTAAGCACCACCAGAACTTTCTCTTTGGTGATGTTACGGCTGTTAGCGGTACCGATCGTTTGGTCAGCAATACGCTCACGGCTATCCTTAGTACCAGGGGTACCCCAGAACTTGTAGCGGTCTAACTGAACGGTTTGACCAGGCTGACGTGTGAAGTCGTGGACAACCACGGGCTCCACAGCCATTTCAGCGATGTACGCAGGGTGGGGACGATAAAGTTCCGCACCTAAAATCTTTGGAAAGTCGTTCTCCTGGTCTCTAGTTTCTTAGAGGGGTGGACTATCTCTTCATCCCTGTGGGATGCCGGACGCTAATTCTGGTATTACGTAACAAGATCGTGTTACACCCAGTAGTCTCTGCACCTTCCAATCACGTTCTTGATTGGCTTGGCTCAGGATTACCCTCGGCTTGACGTTAGGGCTTCCCTGAATTCATCCAGTTTGCACTCATCGATTACTCGGTGAGGTGACAACGTTGAGCGTTCAGTTGAGGCATGCTATGCTTTGGAAACCTGTTCATGAACAACATGGAACCAAAGCTTGTTCCCGGATTTGGTAATCTTTACTTAACTGAGGAAGGTAAGGCTTTTGAGAAACGTCTTGATCCCGATAATCAAGAATATTTTCGAGAGCTGTCCATCAGTACGACCAGTGTTTATAACCGAGTTTCAATTCTTGTAGATGGGAAGAGGAAACGTTTTCATCTTCATGTCTTGATGGCTGTGGCTTTTTTGGGATTGGATCTGCGTTCCCATGGGACCAGTAACTTCTCCCTTCAAGTCGATCACAAAGATAATGACAAGAGGAATAATCGACTTGACAATCTTGAGATCGTTACCAAACAAGAAAATCTAACAAGGGCTTGGAAAAACGGTTGTTATAAAAACAATGGTTTTGCCAGTAAAGGAAGGCCGAAAAACTCTTTGAGAAAGTTTTCTTCGGACGACGTGGTTAAAATCAAATCTTTAAAAGAGGCTGGTCTTTCTTATCGGAAAATTGCCGAAAAGTTTGATTGTAATCACGGAGCTATTTACCAAATCTTGAAAGGAAATACCTACCAGGATCTGAACTAGCTATCAATAAACACCTTGGTTTATCCTCCAGTGTTAGTGTTTTTATCGGGTGAAAGATAAAGACACATGTGTCTTATCTAACACAAATTTTAGCAGCCAGCAATTTTCAAATGCAACTGCTGGCCGCATTAAATCACTCCATCACAAATAGTTTGTTTGCAACGGTCTGAGGCTGAGCTTGGTTCAGGACGCGCCAGGCATTCTGAGGATCGCGATTCATCATCTCGCCAAAAGTGCCCCAGAAATTCTCAGGTGCTTGCGGAGCAGCAGCTGTCGGGGGAGCAGGGAAGTTGCCAGCTTGGAACTGACCAATCGACTGGGTCGGATAACCGCGTGTCTCAAGTTCCTGCTCGTTTTCGTACACAGGGTACGGACCTTCAGGACCAAAGAACTTAAGCGTGTAATCGCTCAGAACATCGGGATTGGTAAGGATCTCGTTGTAGGCAAGATTCTCTTGATGCTCGTTAACAGCGAAATTAGCGTAACCCTTGATGGTATCAGCGGCGCGGTTTCCCCACGCGACGGCGCTGTCCAGCATTTGCTCCAGGTTTAGAGCGTAGTTGTTCAGCACTGCCGGAGCTTCGATCCCGAACGCGTCCATCACGTACCGACTGTCCTGGCTCATTCCCAGGAGGTCCGCCATTTGGCTTGCCGCCTCCTGCAAGGATTGATTGGAGGAGGTTGGGGAATAGCTGGGCGAGTATGCCTGGTTGGGAGACCAAGTCTGCGGAGCCGATTGTTGCGTAGCTTGGCTGCTGTACTGTCCGTAATTGGCCGGGGTATACGCCGTCGTCGGCTGCGAGGGTTGACCCTGGAACGGGGATTGGACTGGTGCGCTCAGCAGATTCACCACCTTGTTGAACGCCGATTCCCAGGGATTCCCCGCCGAGTCCACCGCCGGTTGGGATTGGGGGGCGTACTGAGTAGGGCTGGATTGGTAGCTGGGGGCTGCCTGAGGTACCGCTTGGGGGTAACTGGTACCCACCTGATACGCCACCGGAGCCGGAGCCTGGTAGCTGGCCGGAGCTGCTTGCGGTGCTGCCACCACGTAGCTGCTCGGCGCGACGGCCACTGGTGCTTGGCTCGTCTGTGGGATCGATTGGACGGTAGCGTCCTGCATAACTCATCTCCTTTTGTAAAGCTTCTAAAGTGCGATATAGATAGGGTGTTAAATCTAATCGCGGGTCCGCAGCCATCGGTAAATCCGGTGATTGCGGATGGGGAGTTTGCATCATTCCCCCCACAAGGCGAGCAAATTGAGAGTATGCACCCTGCAATTCATTCACCATTCTGAACGGAAACCCAGATAACATCTCGGCCCGTTCCTCATCCGTCTTGGACGGGAAGAGGTATTTCAGTGCCTCAATGCTATCAACACCTAACTCCTGTAAGTTGCGTACCACGATGGAGTTGTTTAGGATGTCTTGAGTGGAATCCTCATACACAGGGCCAAGCCAACGCCACTGCATGGTCACATCGCCATCTGGAATTAAACCAGAAACACCGGGCGGGATCTGCTGCGTTTGAAGGCAAGCCATCATTAACTGCTTAACTTGATCATCAAATGCGCCCATAGCATCGTTATAAGCTGCCAAGTCTTCCGCACTGGATTCCTCTGGAAGATCCAGGGGTTTTTCTAATCCTGCAGCGGCGGCAAGCGTCTCCTTAAATAGACGTTCTTCTTGGTAGATGATCAGTTCAAAACAACGGCAAATACCGTAAGTGTAAATAGCGATTGCCTTTTTCTTGGACGTGGCAGAAACACGACCAAACAGTGACTTGTACTCAGTTGCAGTCACGCCTGCAGAAATTGACAGTTCGTCAACGCCACCCAGGGCAGTGCGAATCTCTTCTCGGTACTGACGTGCGAAAGAATTCTGGTCGCCAGTGATGGCATCAGGAACAATGTAACCAACACGGTCGTTTGGTTCCAGGTTTGCAATGACGCGTGGAACTCTGATCTGTCCGTCAATACCACGGTGAATGGGATCAGCCTTGAATCGGGATTGACTCAGTCCACTGGGACCACTGAACCCAGAGTTAGCTGCGATAGAAGGACGCTGGACAACGTTCTCGCCACCGGCCTCCATAAGGTCAGTCTTGGGCCTGGAGGAAAGAAGCGTGGGGTTACCAAAGAACTGCACGTTCTTACGCATGGTGCGAACCATTTCATCATGCGTGCAGATGTGATTGGCTAACGCTTCAAATTCACCAACACCTTCAGTAGAGAAACCCTTGACGTTATGGAAAATTTCTACGCAAGGAATAAAGCCCAACGTATTTGTGAACGTTTTTGTTCTACCAAAATTTGCTTGGTAGTTACTATCAAACGACAGCTCGCCTTCCGAGTGTGTTTCTTCAATCGTTTTGCGTTTGATTGAAAGGCGGATGTAACGCTTTGCACCGCCCTGTCCCATGGTGGCCGGACCACTTAAACTTGCGGAATCAATGTCCTGCTGGTAACCAAACCCGTTCTTGACCTTGTAGCTGTAGATGATTACAACTTCATCAAGCTCGCCATCAATGTTGTAATAGCTACGATATTCGTGCTTACGAAAGTAGTAAAGACGATAATTATTCTGAGTTGGACGGATGTAAAAAAGACCTTGCCCATCACAAAGTGAATAATCCCAGATCGAATCAAAGCGGATGTCAAGAGAGTTGTATTTGATTACACGATCAATAAAGTCTTTGCGCTGATTGCCAAAGTTATCCTGCACAGGAAAAAACTCGACACCCTGGCGGATGCCGAATAATTTCATCTGCGCCAGGTGTGAAGCTACGACGCCAGTGTCAATCATTGACCCGCCGTCTTTTTCAAGATACGAGTCAATAATTTCCTTGAGTCTAGACTTAGCGTCGACGGCCATTAACTATTTTCCTTTTTCTTTGACTCAATCTTAGCAGCTTTTGCCTGCTTCTTAAGGTCTAACCATTTGCCAAAATACACCAGTTCGGCAGAGGAATAAAGCTCTGGATGATGTAGCGCTTGCTTTACAAGTTTTTTAGTTTTCATAGCGTTTCCTCACGAAACAAATTTGGATTGGAACCCAGGGGGTAATTCGGCTTTCGGGAGGTACTTCTCGCGAAAGTCTGTTGGCGGTGGAGCGCCTCGCTGAAGAAGTCTAGCTTTTTCTTCTGGTGTTAACTGACTGTTTGGGGAGCCGCCGTAAGGCTGCTGCATTGGCTGTTGTGGAACTGCTTGTGCAAGTTGATAAGCATCAGCCATTCCCTGAATATTGCCAATAGCGCCAGGGAAATTACTGGAACCAAAGGCAATGGGTGTTCCTAGAAAATTACCTGCAATTCCCCCTGGTGTTGTGCCATAGCGCGGACCACCCTCTTCACCGCCATACCCTCCGGGGGAATGCGGAAAAATGTCTTTCAATTTTTGTTTAGTACCAGGACGAACTATGCCTGGCATGCCCGGAGTAAAAGGAATATCGGAGGGAGCATTTTGAAACAACTGACGCAGTGGAATTCCACCAGCAAGTAAACCGCCTCGATTGCCGATAGGTCCAGCAACGTTAAATTCTCC